GAGGGAAGATGTCAAGGTCCACGATGGTGGTTGGTGGATCGCAGATGTATTACATGGTAGATGGGATATTAAAGAGACTTGTTCTCAGATAATGTCTGCAGTTGTTAAGTACGAACCCGTAGCAGTTGGTATTGAAAAAGGGAGTCTAAAGAATGCAGCATTACCTTACCTTACTGACCTTATGCGTAGGCACAATCACTACTTTAGGATTGATGACGTTACTCATGGTAATCAAAAGAAAACAGATCGAATCGTCTGGGCTCTCCAAGGTCGCTTTGAGCACGGAAAAGTCTCGTTAAACTATGGTTCGTGGAACAATGAGTTTATTGATCAGTTAGTCAACTTCCCTAACTCACAGTTACACGATGACTTAATAGATGCGGTAGCATACATAGATCAGATACAGATAGTAGAGTATTTCCAAGATTATGATGGTGAAGAGCAATATGAACCTCTCGATATGGTTAGTGGATTTTAAAAAAGGGAATTGTTAAATGAGTTCTAATAAACTAGTAGATTGGATAAATGATAGCGTTACTGAGTGGCGAGATCACAGGGATAATAATTATCTATCTGATTGGAAAGAGTATGAACGTTTATGGCGAGGCATTTGGGCTTCTGAAGATAAACTACGTGAATCAGAGCGTAGTCGTATTACTTCTCCTGCTCTACAACAAGCTATTGAGAACCACACTGCTGAGATAGAAGAAGCTGTCTTTGGTCAAGGGGACTATCTATTTGACATTGAAGATGACATGGAGGATACAGATCCTTCAGATGTAGAATACATGAAACGCTACATGAAAGAGTGTTTCAAGAAGAATAAGATTCGTAAGGCAGTAGGAGATATTATCCTTCTAGCTTCTATCTACGGCACAGGTATTGGTGAGATTGCTGTTAAAAAAACACTAGAACTAGTTCCAGCTACTCGCCCTATTGAAGGTTTAGATATTTCTACTATTGGTGTAGAAGAGGTAGAAAAAGTACGAGTAACTCTTCGTCCTATCAGTCCTCAGAACTTCCTTATAGATCCTAATGCTACTTCTATTGAAGAAGCTATGGGTGTAGCTATTGAAGAATTTGTCTCAGCACATACTGTAGCTCAAGCAATTCGTATGGGTATTTATGCTGATGTTAAAGACATCTCAGATGACGCTACTCCAGATAGAGACCTTGAAGCTAGTTTTATAGATGATGAATACAACGATGATAAGATTAGGATCTTACGTTATTATGGTCTTGTTCCTAAGAAACTTCTAGAAGCTGCTTTAAATGATGATGACTCTGCTATTGTAGATCTCTTTGAAAAAGAAGAAGAAGATCAAGGCGAAATCAGTGATCTAATGGAAGAGTATGGAGATCTTGTAGAAGCTATTGTAGTTATTGCAAATGAAGAGACCCTTCTTAAAGCAGAGAAATCTCCTTATATGATGCAAGATCGTCCTGTAGTTGCTTATCAAGATGATACTATCCCTAATCGTTTCTGGGGTCGTGGCGTTGCAGAGAAGGGCTACAACATGCAGAAAGCTATTGATGCACAGTTGCGTAGTCACTTAGATAGTTTAGCCCTTACAACAGTGCCTATGATGGCTATGGACGCTACTCGTATGCCTAGAGGTAGTAAGTTTGAGGTACGTCCAGGTAAATCTATTCTTACTAATGGTAATCCTGCTGAAATCTTAATGCCATTTAAGTTCGGTAATTTAGATGGTTCTAATATAGAGACAGCTCGTGCCTTTGAACAGATGCTTTTACAGGCTACAGGTACTATGGATACTGCAGCAATGCAGACTCAACCAGAAGGTGCTAACATATCTCTAGCTCTTTCTTCTATTATTAAGAAAAATAAACGTACCTTGGTTAACTTCCAAGATAGTTTCCTTATTCCTTTTGTAGAGAAGGCAGCCTGGAGGTTTATGCAGTTTGATCCTGAGCACTTTAAGACACAAGACTGGAAATTTATCCCTAGTTCTACTCTAGGTATGCTTGCTCGTGAAGTAGAACAACAACAATTCATTAACTTAATGAAAACTCTAGGTCCAGATAGTCCTTTAGTTCCTATCTTAATGCAAGGTGTAATAGAAACCTCTAATTTAGCTAACAAATCAAGCCTATTAGAGCAACTAGCAGCATCTATGGAGCCTGATCCACAGGCACAACAAATAGAACTACAGCAACAACAGCTACAAATGGGTCTAGTGGCAGCACAAACTGCAGATCTTAATACTAAAGCAGGCAAACAACAAGCAGAAGCTCAACAAATTGCTGTTGAAACACAACTAGAACCAGAAGTAGTAAAAGCTAAACTAGTTGCAGCTCTATCTACTAACCTAGATGCAGGTCAAGGTGATGATAAAGAGTTTGAACGTCGTGTTAAAGTTGCTGATCTCCTACTAAAAGAGAAAACTCTTAATCTAAAAGCAGTAGATAGTGCACAAAATAGAGAGATTGTCAAGATGCAAATGAATAGTAAAAATAATCCTTGACTTTTAAATAATCTTATGGTATAATCATTATATAAGTAGAGCTATTATAACACATTTTTAGAAAAGGTGCAATAGTTTGGATAGAGAATTGCAAGATTATTACGAAGAACGATTTAGTACTATGTCCTCTAAAGGGTGGAAAGACCTAATAGAGGATGTAGAAAACATGTATGAAGCAACAAATCAGATAAGCAGTACTGATAACTTTGAAGGGTTCCACAAACGTAAGGGTCAATTAGATATCTTACAGTGGATACTATCCTTACAACAAGTATCAGAACAAGCTTATGAGGAGTTACAAAATGCGGATAATGCTTGATTTTAAGTGTACCGTATGTGATCATACAGATGAACGGTACGTAGATAATACAACAGAATACACTGAGTGTTCTATATGTAATAGTAAAGCTACTCGTATGATTAGCACACCTACTATTTCATTAGAAGGGTACTCAGGTAGCTTTCCAGGTGCAGCAGCCGCTTGGGAAAAAAAGCACAGAATGGTTGCTAACACAAGAGATTAACTACGATAGCCAAGTAGTTAGTTCCTTTCCTAAAATGCTTATATGCACAGGAGACTTAATATGGCACAAGTAATAGATGAAGTTTTAATTAATGATCTAGAGACTGACTCAATTGATAGTATTGACAACTCGGAAACTTTGGATACCTCACCAGCTGAATCTGCTGAAGAGGTTGTAGACGATCTACCTGAGAAATACCGTAACAAATCACTAAAAGACATTATTTCAATGCACCAAGAAAGTGAAAAACTAATTGGTAAGCAAGGGAATGAGGTTGGTGAACTACGTCGAACAGTAGATGACTTTATTAAAACTCAAACTTCTAGAAACTTACAGACAGATGTAGAACCAGATCTTAGTGAAGACGACTTTTACACAGATCCAGTACAAGCAACAAAACGAGCAATTGATGAGCATCCAGCAATTCAAGATGCCAAACATCAAGCTAAAGTTATGAGACAAGCAGCAGTAGAAAGTCAGATTGCTTCTAAGTTTCCTAACTACCAAGAGATTGGTGCTAGTGAAGAGTTTGCTAATTGGGTTAAAGGGTCTAAAGTACGATTAGAATTATACAACAAAGCTCAGAATGGTTATGATTTTGACTCTGCTGATGAACTCTTATCTACTTGGATTGAACGTCAAGAATATACTAAGAAAATAACTGAGACATCTAAGTTAGACCGAGAACAACAACTTAAATCGGCTGACGTAGGTACTTCAGGTGCTACTGAATCTACATCAAAAAAGAAATATCGTCGAAGCGATATTATTAAACTTATGCAAACCGATCCTGATCGATACGATAGTATGGCAAATGAAATTATGATTGCTTATCGAGAGAACAGGGTAATATAAAAACAATTTAGAAAAGGATTTATCATGGCTTTAGGCTCATCCCACGTAACAAACACGACAGCTAATAGTTTCATTCCAGAGATTTGGAGTGATGAGATTATTGCTGCCTATAAAAAATCTCTTGTAGCAGCTAACCTATTTAAGAAAATGTCTTTCACTGGTAAGAAAGGTGATACAATTCATATCCCTTCTCCTACTCGTGGTGTAGCATCTCTTAAACTAGCAGAAACTCAAGTATCTCTACAAGCAGCTACTGAAACAGAAGTACAAGTATTAGTAGACAAACACTACGAGTACTCTCGTTTGATCGAAGATATTACAGAAGTACAAGCTCTATCATCTCTACGTCGTTTCTACACTGAAGATGCTGGTTATGCTTTATCTCGCCAAGTAGATACTGATCTAATCCGTTTAGGTCGTGGCTTCAACGGTGGTAACATTGCTAACTCTGCATACGCTGGTGCTTTATCAGGTGCTGATGGTACAACTGCTTATGTAGCTGGTGCTAACACAGGCTTAGGTGCATTAACTGATGCTGCTATCCGTCGTACAATCCAACGTCTTGATGATAACGATGTACCTATGGAAGGTCGTTTCTTCTTGATTCCTCCATCAGCTCGTAACACATTAATGGGTTTAGCTCGTTACACTGAGCAAGCATTCGTTGGTGAAGTTGGTAATGGTAACACAATCCGTAACGGTGAAATCGGTAACTTGTATGGTATCCCTGTATTTGTCTCTTCAAATGCGGATACTACTTCAGGTTCTACTGCTTGTCGTGTTGCTTTACTAGGTCACAAAGATGCTGCCGTGTTGGTTGAACAACAAGGTGTTCGTTCACAAACTCAATACAAACAAGAATACTTAGGTACTCTATACACTGCTGATACATTGTACGGTGTTAAAGAGCTACGTGACAACGCTTGCTTTGCATTAGCTGTTCCAGCCTAATAAGTAATTAGGTCTAAACCTCTTACCTCAAAAGGGTAGGGGGTTTTCGCATAGTTACTTAATCCCACGGAGAATCTTATAATGGCACAGTTTAAATGTTTAGTTTCAGGTACAATTGCTAATTTTGAATATGAGCATGATATTGCAGAGATGCATAAGCATCCTCAGTATGAGTTTGTAGAGCCTAAAGCACCTGAAGGTTTAGTGAAAGAAAAAACAGTAAGTGTAAAAACTCAATCTACTAAGGAATAACTATGCCAGTATATCGTGGAGCAGGAGGAGCAGGTGATGCTACTGCAGATGCCTCTAATACATCAGCAATTGCTCTAGCTGCTGCTACGGCTGCTGAATTAAGTGCTGCTACTGCAGCCAATGCAGCAACTACTGCAACTACTCAAGGAACAAGTGCAACTGCTAGTGCAACTACTGCAACTAATGCTGCTAGTTCTGCTACAAGTAGTGCATCAAATGCAAGTACTAGTGCTACTAATGCAGCCTCTAGTGCTTCAAGTGCTGCTACACAGGCTACCAATGCAAGTGCCTCTGCTTCTACAGCTACTACACAAGCTACTAATGCCTCTACTTCAGCAACAACAGCTACTACACAGGCAGGAATAGCAACCACACAAGCTACTGATGCTGCTACTTCTGCTACTAATGCAGCCTCTAGTGCGACTGCTGCGGCTGCTTCTTACGACTCATTTGATGATCGTTATCTAGGTGCTAAATCTTCAGACCCGACATTAGATAATGATGGTAATGCTTTACTAACTGGTGCTTTATATTGGAACTCTGTTTCTAATGTAATGAAAGTATACTCAGGATCAACTTGGGTAGTAACATACGTTCCATCAACAGGATTTTTAACGACCTCTGATATTGGTGTTACCGTACAAGCTAATTTAACGTCAGGCACAAACATCAAGACTATCAATAGCACAAGTTTGCTAGGTAGTGGTGATATAACAACAGGTGATGTAACTTTAACTGGCACACAGACTTTAACCAATAAAACTATTACTGGATTTAAAGAAACAAGCACAGCATCAAGTTCAAATAACTTTAACCTTGCTAATGCAAACTACTTTACTCATACATTATCAGGTGCGACTACATTTACTGTAAGTAATACAGCATCAAGCGGTTCTGTATCAACATTAATTCTTAACTTAACTAATGGCGGTTCTGCTGCTATTACTTGGTGGTCAGGCATGAAATGGGCGGCTGGTACTGCGCCTACTTTAACTGCTAGTGGTAGGGATGTATTAGGATTCTTTACGCATGATGGCGGAACAACTTGGTCAGGGTTAGTTTTAGCTAAGGATATTAAATAATGGCTGTGAACGACATAGTTATGGGTGCGGCTGGCGGTAGCACAGATGCAAATTATATTGAATCGTGTTTCTCTACTTACCTATACACAGGTAACGGCTCTACGCAGACTATTACTAATGGCATAGATTTGTCAGGTAAAGGTGGATTAGTTTGGAGCAAAGGGAGAAACAACCCTGGTTACAACCATACGCTAATGAGTACTGCTTATTCAGGAATGTTATTTTCTG